CAAAGACGTGAAGGCCATGTTTTCAGAAGAAGGCTTTGGTTTCCCGCTTAACCGTGGCTACTACGACCTGTGGTGCATCTGCTGGGCGAAGGCATGGGACAAAGGATTCATGGCAGGGATTAAAAAAGAGAGGAACACATGAACGCCATGCAATACTTAAACAATCTGCGCCCAGCCATACCCATGTCCGTTGAAAATCCATGCACACAGATGAGCGGTGGTGAGCTACGCCGACACATCCAACAAGGCGCGGTGTTGATTAACGGTGAGCGCATTACGCACACCGAGGAGATTGACTTCCCTGTTTTCTCCTTGGTGTTTTTCCCAAAGTCTGCAACCCGCAGAACAACTATTATTTAACACATGAAGACAGACTTTAAAACGTGGAGCCGTGAGACGCTCGAACAGTTTGCCCGCGAAGCGGCAGACGAGATTACAGTCTTAAAAGAACTTAACACAGCACTACACAACGCTTGGAAAAAGGAAGTATCAATCAATGCGCAAATCAAATCACGCGGCAATTCGGGCACTGCTACACCAGAACCCTGACGGACTTATGGTCAGCGAGGTAGCTAAAGCATTGGGCGTGAAGAACGATTCAATAAAAGTTGCCTTGCGAGCTATGGTCGATACTTACGTAGATCGCTGGGTTAAATTACGTAGTGCGCCAACGGCTGCTGTATGGTGTGCCGTTGAAGTTCCACCTAACTGTCCTAGACCAGATGACACCAGAAGCAAAAGTAAAAAAGAAGATAAACGCCGTACTTGATGCGGTGGGTGCGTACCATGTGAACTACATCGGAGGGCTTGCTGGTAACAACGGCACGCCTGACATCATCGGATGTCACCAAGGTAGATTCTTTGGGATTGAGGCCAAGGCGGGTACGAACAAGCCTACGGACTTACAGATGAAACGTCTGCAACAAATAGCTGAAGCAGGTGGGCTTGCATTAGTTATTAACGAAACCAATATCCTGTACCTTGTCGGGTGCATGGACAACATCACAAAAGCTGAGAGCAACTATGAGCAATTCAGAACCAACCACAGAAACACAGATGACCAGCCAGAGCCCAGATTACTACGTAAACAAACAGCAGAACAAGAACAGCTCGAACTGCAAGGTTTGCAGCTGGGAACAAAGATAATCAAATGAGCATACTCTGCATAGACTTTGAAACCTACTACGACCGTGAGTATGGTTTTGCCAAGATGACGACTGAGGAATACGTGCGTGACCCAAGGTGGGAGACCATCGGGTTCGCATACAACATTGACGGGGGCCCGACCACTTGGGTTCCTAAACCTGATGTTGAGCGTGTGATTAAGTCTATTGACTGGTCGGACAAACTTGTCCTGTGCCAGAACACTGCCTTTGATGGAGCCATACTCGCATGGCACTACGGGGTGCAACCACAAGGGTGGCTAGACATCATGGGTATGTCTCGTGCCCTATTCCCGCATGAGAAGTCGCACAGCCTCAAAGCCCAAGCTGATCGCATGGGTGTCGGGGTCAAGGGCACTGAGGTTGAGAACGCGCTGGGCAAGCACTACAAAGACTTCTCGGCAGAGGAACTGTCACGCTATGGCGACTATTGTTGCAATGACGTAGTTCTAACGTTAGAACTTTTCAACAAATACATGGCCCTCGACTTTCCAAAGATTGAGCTGAAGCTGATCGACCTGACGCTACGTATGTTCATTGAGCCTGTGTTGCGCCTAGACCGTGAGATGTTGGTTAAACATTTACAAGAAGTCATAGATCGCAAAGAGCAGTTGCTTGATGAGTTGGCGTACAAGTTCGGGGCTCGTGAGGACGCCAAGACCATGCTGATGTCCAACGAGAAGTTCGCCGCCGCACTGGAGTCGTTGGGCGTTGAGCCGCCCCGCAAGGTGAGCCCGACCACAGGCAAGTTAGCGTTTGCGTTTGCCAAGACCGATGAGAAGTTCAAAGAGTTACTTGAGCACCCGAACGTAGACGTGCAAGCACTGGTGTCGGCACGGCTTGGGAACAAGACGACTATTGAGGAAACTCGTACTGCTCGGTTCATTGGTATGGCAGACCGTGGGTTGTTCCCTGTGCCCCTGCGGTACTACGGTGCACACTCAGGCCGCTGGTCGGGGCAAGACTCTGTGAACTTGCAGAACCTACCTAGCCGTGGGGAGAACGCAGGGAAGATCAAGAAGGCTATCTTGCCGCCCGAAGGCTATGTGATTATTGATTGCGATTCTGCACAGATTGAAGCACGTACGTTGGCGTGGCTTGCAGGTCAGCATGACCTCGTTGATGCATTTGAAAGGAAAGATGATGTCTACAAGATTATGGCGTCGGCAATTTACGGCAAGCCCGTTTCGGAGATCACCAAAGACGAACGATTCGTCGGCAAAACTACGATTCTTGGTGCAGGCTATGGCATGGGGGCGGCGAAGTTTAAAGCACAACTTAAAAATTTTGGTGTTGAAGTATCGGGCGAGGAAGCTAAGCGAATCGTTGATACTTACCGAACTACATATCCGAAAATTACTAGGCTCTGGAAAGCGGCTGAAGAAGGTCTCAAAGCGTTATCGTTTAACAACGGGGCGCAGGTGGACGCGCAGGGCGTAATCAAGGTTGTGCCGGAGAAAGGGTTTTCCCTACCCAATGGTTTATTTATTCAATACCCAGACTTGCAGAAAGTTTCAGTAGAGAACAAAGACCAGTGGCGCTACATGTCCAAGGGGCTGCCTGTGTACATCTATGGTGGCAAGTGTGTGGAGAACTTCACGCAAGCTGTGGCCCGAATCATTGTGGGTGAGCAGATGCTGCGGATATCAAAAAGATATCAGGTGGTGCTGACCGTACATGATGCCGTGGCTTGTGTTGCACCCGCCGCCGAGCGAGATGAGGCTGTGCGCTTCGTTGAGGAGTGCATGTCATGGCGACCCAAGTGGGCTAAAGATTTACCGCTGTCCTGTGAATCAGGGGTTGGTTTGTCATACGGCGACTGTTAGAATAAGCGGTCAAATCAACGTGGTAAATCTATGGCACTAGCTCATTCGTACTCGGCAATCAAAGACTTTGAATCCTGCCCCCGTAAATACCACGTTGTCCGTATATTAAAGCAAGTCAAACAGAAAGACACAGAGGCTACCCTTTATGGGACTGCTGTGCATAAAGCATTTGAAGAGTTCATCCGTGATAAAACACCACTTCCAGAAACTTTTAAGAGTTACGAGCCATTCGTGGAACGTCTTGCCCAAATCCGTGCAGATGTACGATGCGAAGAAAAATTGGGAATACGTTCGGACTTCACCCCATGTGGATTTTTTGACAAAGACGTATGGTTCCGAGGCATACCCGACTTCCTTGCCATTGACCGCGAGAGAGGCGTTGCCCGCTTAGCCGACTACAAAACTGGTAAGACTAGCCGTTACGCAGATGTCGGTCAGTTAGAGCTTATGGCGGCTATGGTTATGTCGCACCACCCAGAAATAAATATCGTCAAGGGCGCATTGCTTTTTGTGGTGGTCGGTGATGTAATTAAGGCTGAGTTCAGTCGTGAACAGTTACCTGAAATCTTTTATAAATGGGCGGGTAGGGCTAACATGATTGAAGCCGCCGTAGACCACGGCGTATGGAACCCCAAGCAATCAGCTCTGTGCAAGTTTTGCCCCTTAACGGAGGATATGTGCGAGTACCGGTAAATGTTGGGGATATATTTGGCAAGTGGACTGTACTAGCGGGGTCTGACCTTCGCGGCAATGAACGGTATTACGCTTGTCAATGTAGCTGCGGCACTATAACTATGGTGCGTAAGTCAACTTTAGTAGCTGACAAATCAGGCTGTCAAAAATGCGCCCCAAACGTAAGACGTACTACCCACGGAAAGACCCGTTGCTTTGAGTTTAATGTGTGGACTGCAATGAAACGACGTTGCCTATACACGAAGCATATACACTATGAATTGTACGGAGGCAGGGGTATAACAATTGATCCTACGTGGATGAATTTTGAACAGTTTTATAGGGATATGAAAACCTGCCCCTATGGTAAGGCAGGTTCTTTAGAACGTTTAGACCCCAATAAAGGATACGCCCCTGATAATTGCAAATGGATACTTCGAACTGAGCAATCAAAAAATCGTCGGAATGTACCTATGTATGAAGGCCTAACATTGCCAGATTTAGCTGACAAACTTGGGGTTAAATATACAACTCTTAAACGTAGAATTGCTGCCGGGTGGCCGAAAGAAAAGTGGGGGCTTACGCCTAAGCAATTAGGAACTAGGAAATAACATGGCAACTAAACGAAATTACGCAAGGGAAGAGAAGTACGAAGACTCTCCCAAGCAAGTCAAGATGCGTGAAGCACGTAACAAGGCCCGTAAAGAATACGAGGCCAAGCATGGCAACCTGCCAAGCACTGAAGACGTTGACCATATCAAACCCCTGAGCAAGAAGGGCAAGCCCTTGGCTCTGAGTAACCTACGGGCTGTTAGCGAGTCCGCTAACCGTAGCTTTGCACGTGGCAAGAAGGGGCAGTTGGTTTCGCAAGTTAGCAAAAAAGAACGTGCACAATCACGTTCAAAGTAAGGTATCATTGGTTCCATCGTGGTTGCTTCGTTAGAAGCGTTTGGCTAGGTAGGCAACTACCTAGCTATTTTTCTCCACTATAAGTTATACATTGTTTAATCATGCAAATCATCGACAATCGCGCACTACTGTTTAACACCCGCAAGGCAGACCAAATTACTGCCTTGATTCCCAAGAGCAAAATCCTGCAACAGAATGGGGATATGTCTCAAATCCTAGTCAACTGGGACTTTGACTCAACGCAACTGCTACGCAATATAGGTATCAAGGACGTGCCCTCACCGATCACGGCGAAGTACGCTTGGCCGGGGGTATATCAGCCGTTCGATCACCAGCGCACCACTGCAGGATTCCTAACGCTACATCCACGTTGTTTCGTGTTTAACGAGGCAGGTACAGGTAAGACCAGTGCGGCGGCATGGGCGGCTGACTACCTAATGAATCAAGGGCGGGTCAAGCGGGTGCTGGTGGTGTGCCCTGTGTCGATCATGGACACAGCGTGGCGGTCAGATTTATTTAAGACGGTGATGCACCGCACAGTGGCTATCGCCCAAGGCTCTCGTGAGAAACGTGCGGCCATAATTAACGGCGGCTATGAGTTCGTCATCATTAACTTTGACGGCGTGAAGGTAGTTACCGCTGAGCTTGCGGCTGGTGGGTTTGATCTAATCATTGTGGACGAAGCCAATGCAGTCAAGAGCGTGACGACCGACCGCTGGAAAGCCCTTGCATCTTTGCTGAAACCCACGACTCGTTTGTGGATGATGACGGGTACACCTGCATCGCAGTCTCCGCTGGATGCCTACGGCTTGGTTAAGCTTGTGAACCCCGACTCTGTGCCTAAGTTCCTTGGCTCGTTCCGTGACAAGGTTATGTTAAAGATTAACCAATACAAATGGGTTCCACGGCAGGAGTCCAAAAACATAGTGCATGAAATACTGCAACCCGCTATACGGTTTACCAAGGCTGAATGTCTGGACTTGCCCGACCTGCTGTATTCCAATCGTGAGGTTCCGCTGACGCCACAACAAGCCAAGTACTACAACGCCCTCAAGCAACAGATGATGACGATTGCGGCAGGGGAAGAGATCACTGCAGTCAACGCCGCCTCAATGCTTAACAAACTTTTGCAGGTTTCGCAAGGGGCAGTCTATACGGACAATAAAGAAATCGTTGAGTTTGATGTTACCAACCGCTTCAACGAGCTGGTAGAGGTGATCGAGCAGACAGACAACAAGGTATTAGCGTTTATCCCATATAGGCACACCTTGCAGATGGTGGAGAATTCGCTCCTCAAACAAGGCTACACAGTGCAGACAATCCACGGCGGCGTATCGGCTACGACACGAGCAGAGATCATTAAGGAATTTCAGACCGAAGACGAGCCACGTATACTTCTGCTTGTACCGCAAGCGACTGCACACGGCATCACGTTAACCCGAGCCGACCAAGTGGTATGGTGGGGCCCAGTTGCCTCCACAGAAATTTACCTGCAAGCCAACTCCCGAGCGCACCGAGCAGGTCAGACCAATCACGTCACAGTGACGCACCTGCAGGGCAGTCCTGTTGAGAAGCGCATGTACGTCATGCTGCAAAACAAAATCGACCTTCATCAAGGATTAGTTGATCTTTACAAACAGGAGCTTGATATGTGACATTAAACAATGTATAATTTAATCTCGTTCAACGCAAATCAAAGGAATCAATATGAGTGATGTAAGCAAATTGGTGCGGGTATACATCAAAATACGCGACGCCAAGGAAATTAAGAAGAAGCAGATGGAAGAAGAAATAGCTGCTCTCGACCAACAACTAGAAGCCGTCGAGCAAGAACTGCTTGAGGTATGCAAATCTACAGGCCAAGACGGTGGCAAGACCCCGTTTGGTTCATTCACTAGGGGCGTCAAAACCCGATACTGGACTAGCGACTGGGACAGTATGTACAAGTTCATCCGTGAGCACGATGTGCCAGACCTTTTGGAAAGACGAATTGCCCAGACTAATTTCAAGCAATTTGTCACCGAAAATCCGGGGCTCATGCCTGCAGGTGTTAACGTTGAGTCCAAGTACTCAATCACTGTTCGTCGTTCTAAATAACTTAAGGAAATCAAATGAGTAACCTAACCCTTTTCAAATCCGGCTCCGTCATCCCCGACTACCTGCGTGAAGCAAATGACTCCACCACCAGCGACATTGCTGGTAACTCCGGTGGCAAACAAATCTCAATCAAGGGCGGCGTGTGGCGCATGATTGTTGGCGGCGAAGAAGTCTCCAAGAATGAAGACCGTGCCATGAACTTCGTCATCATTGCATCAGGCAAAGGCGTGACCCGCACATTCTACGCAGAGAAGTATGAAGAAGGCAAGGACATCAAACCAGCTTGCTGGTCTGCCGAAGGCGAGAAGCCCAACGAAGAAGTGCCGAACCCTCAGCACCCCACCTGCATGGGTTGCCCACAAAACATCGAAGGTTCTGGCGAAGGTAAGTCCCGCGCTTGCCGCTTCAGCAAGCGTTTGGCTGTGACTTTAGAAAACGATATCAGCGGCAATGTGTACCGTATGTCTGTGCCTAGCAAATCTTACTTTGGTAAGGCTGAGGGTGAGAAGATGGGTCTGCAAGCCTTTGGTAAGTTCCTCAAGGGTCATGGTCTGCCGATCACCGGCATCGTTACCGAAGCCCGCTTTGATACCAGCGAAGCTGTGCCTGTTCTGAAGTTCCGTGCTGTGCGCCCCCTGACTCGTGAAGAATGGAACACCGCCAAGTCCCAGAGCGAAAGCGAAGACGCCAAGCAAGCTATTGACTTCAAGATGGTTCCTAGCAAGAGCGAAACTGCCCCTGCCCTGCCTGCGGCTTTCAAGAACACACCTGCTATCAAGCATGAGGAAGCTGAAGAAGTTGAGGACGCACCCGTCAAAGAACCCGTGAAACGTGCCGTGAAACAAAAGGCTGAACCTAAGCCTGAGGTAGCTAAGAACGTCTCAGACATCCTGAACGACTGGGCAACAGACGACGATGAATAAACCGGTAAGGGGGTACGACTCCCTTTTCATCCAGCGAGTAAAGTCAGCCGACTTGGACAAGGAAGTCAAGGCGCTAGCCTTGGCCTGTATAAAACATGCAGTATCCATTAGTCAAGCGGCAGACTTGCTCAAAGTTACACGGGCGACTGTGTACAACTGGGTGACAGGGCGAACAAAACCGTACCCCAAATATCTGGCAGTGATGCCTGAAGTTACAGCGCAAATTAAACAGCAGTAACCAAATCCGGTGGGCGGCAGGGAGACTTGCCGCCCTTTTTCCCTCTTAGCTATGCCGAGGCTATGTGAATGATTTTCTGACAACTATATTGCCCACTGAAGGGCACTACTGCACAGTCGGTATCCGTGCGGGTAAGATCAAGCAGTCGTTTCATAGGACGATTGAAGACGTTGATGAAGTTGGTATTGGGCTGAATTCCCAAGGTGTTGATGCATATTTTGCGTTGGCTTCATTCAAACTGATGTCCAAGCGGGAAGCAGATAACTCACTTTTTCTGCGCTCATTTTTTCTTGACCTAGACTGTGGGGAAGGTAAGCCGTACGCTGACCAACCCGAAGCTGCACAGGCGCTCAATGCGTTTTTGCAAGCAACTAATTTGCCAAGCCCTACCGTGGTTAACTCGGGTAATGGGCTACATGTGTACTGGCCTCTTGATACGAATGTACCGTCTGATATTTGGTACGGCTACGCCAAGGCGCTCAAACAACTTTGCAAACAACACAACCTTTATGCTGACCCAGCGGTAACTACTGACCGCGCTCGTATCCTGCGTATTCCCGGAACGAACAACTATAAAAACGATCAAGCACGACCTGTACAAATAATGCACCAAGGGTTAGTAACACCCTTTGAAGTGTTTACTGCGGCGCTACCGCAGCCAGCGATGGACTTGTCCTTTGCCAAGCAGTTTGGTATGGACGAAACAAGTAACGATATCGCAGGGGGTGAATACCCTAAGTCGTCATTCACAAAGATTGTTAAGCGCAGCATGGGTGAAACCGGCTGTGCGCAAATTAAAAACGCATTAGTAAACGCTGCTACGCTTGAAGAACCCCTATGGCGGGCAGCACTGTCGATCGCTGTACGTTGCGAAGACGGAGCCAAGGCTATCCATAAGATATCCAAGGCGCACCCAAGCTATACGGTAGAAGATACTGAAGCCAAAGCCGCTGAGACCAAGGGCCCTTACACCTGCCAGTGGTATAGGGAGAATTATTCTGAAGGTTGCAAGGGTTGCAAACACTTGGTCAGTAGCCCGATCGCCCTCGGCAGAATCGTAGAAGAAACGGTTCCCGATAATGACACGTACATCATTGAAAAGCCAGCGGACGAAGTTACCCCTGCAATCACGCTGAGCATCCCTGCCTATCCGTTCCCATATTTCCGTGGTGCAAATGGAGGGGTATATAGAAAAGTGCAGGACAAAGACGGCAACGAAGATCAGGTTGAAATTTACCCACAAGACCTGTATCTGACCGAACGGTTCTTTGATCTGGACGAGCATGGCACAGGCGAGGGTGAGTTGGTTGGCATCAACCTGCATATGAAGATGGACGGTGTGCGTAGGTTCTACGCCCCTGTTACCAGTTTGTTTAGCCCAGAGAAACTTAGGGACACCTTAGTCAAGAACGGGGTAGTTGTTTATGGCAAGGAGATCAATACACTTATGGCTTACTTTGCATCATCAATAAAGAAGCTGCAGGATAAATATGCAGCAAACCGCACCCGCAGTCAGATGGGGTGGACTCCTGACATGTCAGGCTTTGTGATCGGTGAAATCGAGTACACCCCCAGCACAACTAAGCTTGCGCCCCCGACCAGCACGACCAGACAGTTTGCTGGTTTGTTTAAACCACGTGGCACATTGGAAGAGTGGAAGAAGATCGTTAACTTCTATAACCGCCCCGAACTTGAGTCACATGCCTTGGCGTTCTTCACAGGGTTTGGCTCCCCGCTACTGCGGCTCATGGACATCAAGACCATTCGTGGTATGCAACTGCACTTGAAGTTCAACGGTTCAGGCTCGGGAAAGTCAACTGCCCAGATGGTGATTAACTCAATCTTTGGTGAGCCTGATACCCTGCTGATGAAGCAGGACGACACCATGAATTCCAAGATGCAGATGCTTGGCATGATGAACAGCCTGTGCTTCACGATTGACGAGATCACCAATGAGACTTCAGAAAACTTGTCCTCTATGTCGTACGGGTTCAGCTCGGGTCGGGGCAAGCACCGCATGGACAACCAAAGCAATAAGCTGCGGGAGAACAAGACTACATGGTGCAACTTTACTGTGACCTCAGGTAACCACTCGGTTGTGGACGCCCTGCAACAGATCAAGAGCACTGCAGACGGTGAGTTACGCCGTGTGTTAGAACTTACGCTTAGACAATATCGGGGCGCTACAAAACAAGAGATCGACCAAGTATTCAACAAGCTGTCAGACAACTACGGCGTGGCGGGCCCGATCTTTATTCAGCACGTCCTAGCCAACATGGATTCGATCAGGACTGCGTTGTTTGATATGCAGCAGAAGATTGACAAGGAACTGGATATTGACCAGACCGATCGGTACTTCTCTGTTTACTTGGCTTGCTGCTTTGTGGGTGCGTTGATTGCACAGAAGTTGGGTCTGCATGAGATTGACATCCCACGGGTTTACAAGTATGCAACGAACGAAGTGCAACGTGCACGGGCTCATACCAAAGCAAGCGTTGGCGATCTCAATATCGTGGCTCAGGAAACTCTAGCGGCCTTTGTGAATGAGAATATCAATAACGTATTAGTTATTGCCAAGTCCACTGGTTCAGTTCCGCAGGCTCCGATCATCTCGCCCCGAGGTGAACTTAAAATGCGCTACTGCCCAACGACTAAGGAACTTACAATTCCCGCTGCAGAACTACGAAACTTTTTTAGTAGGAAGCAGGTGGATGTCCGTGAAAGCGTATTGCTCATGACCAAGAGTGGTTTGCTCAAGCACGAAGGCAGGTCTGTTCCAGTTCGTATTGGTTCAGGGGCGCTAGGCGGTTTGGGCGGCATCCAAGTCCGTTGCTATGTATTTGATGGAGATGCCCTTGGCTTCAAAGAATCAGCCTTCATCCCAGAAAAGCCAGAAGAAAAAGCCGAGCCAGAACTCGATATCTGAGGTACTGGTCGTACAAGGGACGCCGTTCTTTATACCGTGGGGGCAACTGGGCCCCCACAATTCTTTCTTCCTGCCGACAACTGCAACTCCTAAGCAGGTGCTAGAAGCACTGCAACCGGTAACTGCGGCTCTAGGCTATGAGTTTGATGCCCGCCCCCGATGCGAATACGATCGCTATGGGGTACGGGTCTGGCGTACTTACTGACGCACCATCTTCTCGGCTTCACGCACCCAGCCTACCATCTCATTCCTAGTCCGAGCCAACTCAGTCAGTTGGCGTTGGCGCTCTGCCATGTTGGGTTCAATCTCAGCACCACGGGGGCTCTTGAGGATGTTTTCATACTGGCGAATTTTAGATAGCTGAGACAGCGCATGTTGCACGGGCTTAGCCAAAGCCAACTCTTGCTGGTGATCTTGTGCAAACTGCATGGCCTTTTCGGGGTCACGCTTGGTCAAGTCTTGCAAAGTCTTCAGGACAGGTAACGTACGTTCTTGCAAGTTATAGAACTCATCCACGGGGTTGGACAAGTTAGACTCATCGTAAGCGTAGCCGCTGATGCCCATCCATTTAGACATGGGGCGATCGACCGAGCCGGGGTTCAGCATAGAGTCCGTCAGCAAATTGACTACTGCAGGGACAGCACCGAAGTAACCGTTAACCGCTTGGTCAATCTTGATCGGGGAAATATCTAAACCAAACTGGCCTTTGGTGAACTCGTAGATTGCATTGGACAGAGCCTTGGCAGGGAACGATGTCGCATTGTTCTGGCGCTCGTGGGGCATCAGGGTCTGCTGGTACGTACCTTCCAGTTCGCGCCCAGTTAAGAACGAATGGTTAGTAACAATTTCAAGCAGGGGGCGTACGGCCAGCGGGATGGGGGCTGCAGCAACACGTTCACCAGTTTGTGACCATGCGTAAGCCATAGCGGTTTTCACTGCTTCGCTTGCCAGTTGTTCCTCAGGTGTGCCTTGACGGTGGAAGTAACCCACTGCGTTTTCAATAGCAACTTTAGCAATAGCCATGTCGCCCCGGATTGGGATGCGTACTCCACCCCCCACAACCCAGTTGTTGTCCCGCATACGGCGGTTCATCTTCTCGTACTCTTCATCCCCGCTCTTAGCCATTGCATAGGCCAAAGCCATACCTGCGTAGATTGCCATGTTCTTACGGAACAAAGCTTTAGCAGCATCACGGCTCAAACCACTGGGTGCATCCACTCCGGTGGCTGCACGGTACATAATGTCCAAAGACTGTGCAGTAGAGTTTAAGAACGGCACGACCGACACCAAGTCGCGCATCAGCGTGTTAGCACCAGAGTTACGGAAGTTGATTAACTCACGGGCTTTTTGTGTAGCCATGAGCGAGTCCTTGCTCTTACGGAACTCATCGTCGTACAGAGCTTTACGAACTGCCAAGTCTGAACCATGTGTAATGCGCTCAAGGCGGTGAATCAAGTTCGCAACTGGGCCGCGAGTGCGGATACCCATGTCGTACATCATAGTTTCGCCGGGGTTGTATGAGGTGTAATCAACTTCACCTGCTAGCCCCATGTTGCGCATCTGACGCTCTATGTCATGCACTTTGGATGTACGACCAGTCAGGTCTCCAGCATAGCCCTTCAATTCGTGGAAGGTTAACCTACCAAAGTTGCCAAACGACTCAGCAATAAATCGTGCTGGGTTATGAACGTTAGATGTTATCAGTGCACCTTGCACGTCTTCAAACACCTGCTTGGCTGCAAACGCTGGATTGGCAGTCACGAACTTACGGGTCACTGGGGCGACCTTACCCATTGCAGCTACGTACCAACGTTTTGGTGCAGCTTTATCAACGAAGGGCAGCGCATCATATGCAGACGGTAAGTCCACAAACTCTTTGACACCCTTGCGGTATATTGGCGCAGTGTAGCCAGTCTGGGAGTTAGCCTCATTCATGCCAATGTTCTTGCCGATACTTAGATCGACCAGCGTGTCCAGCATGTGCGAGTTGGCGTTCTGTTTGGAAACTTGGTCAACCATCCAGCCCATTGTCTTGTAATAGCTCTCAAAAACGTTACCGACTGAGCGTTCATAAGAACCAATTAGTTTTGGCAAGGCCCCCAGTTGGGCCAGACCTTTACGGCCTGTGCGTTTAGAACCTGTAAAGGTTTTAGCAAATGCTTCAATGTTTTTACCTTCACGGTCAAACGGCACGTAGTGCGACACTTCACGCCAAACTTTGGCATCATGCTCGTTTAAACGCCCAGTTTTTTCCATCAGGTCAACCAACCGGATACGGAACTCATCCATGATCTTGTTGATCTTCTGCAGTTCTGGGCTGTTACGGTAAGCAGTCTCAGCGTCCTTGATCTTGGCAGTATTAAAACTACCATCAGCATTTCGCCAACCTTTATGGATAACAAACTCCGTGCCTTGGGTGGCATTTTGCTTAATTAAATCTGCAACCCGCAAACCTTCAAGGATGTGGCTGGCATTAGCGTAGGCGGTTTCATAATCACGGCCCGTTGCAGCAGCGTAGTCCTTGACATGGTTCAGGATATCTTTAGGTTTCCCAGCGGCGTCCGTGACTTCCAACTGGCGGGTCACTGGATTGATTTCCAAACCACCACGCTCAAAGATGGGCTGCAGCATACGGTCTGTATCCTTAGCCTGCTGCACGGTAATCCGTGGGTCGGCCTTGCCTAGCTTAGCCATCATGCCTTGGTCATAGGCTTCTTGGATGCGGCTCTTTACTGACGCATAGGCGTCCGTAACTTGCGTCCGAACTTTTGTGATAGTACCGATTTCTTTAGGGCCAGTTAGCGCTGTTTTTGAGCCTTGGTACATCGACTTGACTGCGCCAATCGCGCTGGTCTCTTTTGGCTTCAGGTACGCAGCGTCGCGTTCGATGCTTGTGGGTACGGATTGAGTAGCAGTTCGCTGCTGCATATCTACAACAGCTTGTGGTGTATTAGTACCTTGCTTCTCTTTCAGCCAATTATCAATACTGCCAGGGCCCATTTCGTCCAAGAATTTGGCGACCATTGCATTAGGTGGGTACTTACGCCCCGTAACCATAGCAACCAAACTCCGCAACTTTTCAGCAAGTTTAGAGAAGAACTTATCAGCGATCGTCAAAGGTTTATCTGCGGTGGTAGCCCAACGCGATACGTTATCTGCAAACCATTCGGGGAATCCCAACCAGTATTTGGGGTCTTCCATCTCCGAAGCCTTTTGAGTATCTGGTATACCCGCAAGATCATCTTCTCCACTTACGCGGTTACGTAAATTTGAAATCAACTCTTTTGCGGTTCCACCACGGACACTTTCTACCCAGTCTGAATGGGCGTCCATAATTGCATTTTGTACTTCTTTGGGGGCTCTATCAAAGGCGGTGTGTTGAATTAAATGCCCCAACTCATGAGCAAGAATTTCATGAGTTTTTTGCTCAGACATCCCACTCTTTAAAGAAAGCTGGAAGTCCGTATTCTTTTCACCAAGCGACTGCAAGCGCCCTAGCTGCTGTTCGTTAAATCCAGTAGGTATTGCGCGTTGGTATTCGCCGTGTAACCCATATTTATCAGCAGCACCCATAGCATGCAAATCAGATGGGTGTGAAATAAATACACGAATATCCCCCATACCTAAAGAGTTCATTAACTCATGCAAATAATTTCCATAGCGGGGGTCTACCGACTCACTAGTAATAACATTACGTTCAGCCCCTTTAAATGGGCCATCTGGGTTTTTTGCGTATTTTTCTTTTTCTCTTTGTATGTCAGCGTTTTTAGCTTCAATTAAACGCGCTTTCTCTTCAGGGCTAGAAGCAAAACTTGATGGGGATTCAATATCTCTGTTACTTCGGGTTCCATCTATTCTGGATACCCTAGAGTAAATGTGCCCCCCTTTCCCATTAAATCCCCGCAATAGCGCAACATCTTTATCAGAATAAACTATTTCGTTACCTTTAAGCTCTTCCGCATGCTCAGTAGCCCATTTAGGGTGTGCCTCTTGTTTAGGTTCTTGGATGGGTGCGTTAAAGTCTAATTGACCTTGACGTTCATCAGGGGTTGTTGCTTTGGCTTCTGTGCGGGCTTCTTCATCAGTTGCACCACGGGCTTTAGCGCGGGCATAAGCCTCCTCTTCGGCCTTAGTCATCATGAACAGCATACCTTGGTCACCCCGCAGGATTTCCGGTTTGCCTTCTTCTACCCCAAAGTAATCGTTAACCCCAATAGGCTCCCGTAATTTTTCAGGGATTTCTTTAGGCTCTGCACGGGTCTCTGATGCTGCCATACGCGGCGCAGCTTCAGGAGCCTTAGGTTTTTGTGCTTCAGCTAGTGCAGCTTGTACTTTGGCAGCTTCCGATTGGCGCTGTTCATCCGTAGGCTCTGCGGGGTGGTATTTGTTAAGGTAGTCCTCTACCAAGTTCATCTTACCGTTATGTGCGTCATCCGTTTGGGTAGAAGTTTTATCAAGGTTATCCATGTGCTCAAACGCTGCGCGTTTTTGAGCTTTACTTGCAGTTTGGTCATTGATAACTTGCTGCAGACGGTCACGAATACCCGCTTCGCGGTCACCGCCCCTAAGGGTTACAGTTTGAGGAGCTGTATTAGTAGCTGGTTCTTCCACCGTTGGGGCAGTGGTAGCTGCAGGAGCTTCCGCAGGAGCTGCCGTAGTAGTTGAGGGTTCAGCATTTGGTTTTATGGGTTTAGCCGCAGGGCGCATCATAGGCACCGGACGAGGTGCCGCAGGGGTTAATGCACTGGGCTGTGGTCCTTCTCCGACAACAGGTTTTCCAGCAGGTTGCTCAGTAGATGCCACTCCACTGGGTTCAATTCCTTTAAGTCCTCCGGCGGGGGCTCCTGTATCGGGTTTGCTAGCCACGACAGCGCTTGTTCCAGTTGATTCACTGACAGGTTTTGCAACATTTTCGGCTTCCTTATATGGTGCTACCTCAGGTGCAGGGTTAAGCAGTTCTTTCAAGACTTGTGTACGTTGTCCTTTACCGCTCAGCAGGGTTGGGTCTTTTTTAACCATATCCTGAACTTCTGGCAGCGTACGACCAACGATATTATCCTGCATCCATCTAGCTACACCCGGACCATGCTCCACCCCAGTATTTGTGATGTCCTCAGGTTTAATGGTCATTTCCCCCAACGTTTTAGTCGGGAGTGGTTGGGGCACGGGAAGGTCTGCGGGCTTAATTTGGTTCCGCAAGGGCGCTTTGTACTGATACTGATTAGGCTGCACAGCAATAGGTGCTTGCGGCGTTTGTGGGGGTACAGTAGCTAAAGGCGTTGTGGGGGGCGCTTCTGTAGGCAGGTTTTGGTCTGCAAATAAATCACCCTGAACCCGAGGACCCGCAGGTTGTGCAGCTTGTATAGATGCTTGTGTTTCTGGTTCTGTGCGGGACAGAATACGTTGGTTTGGCTGGGTAAAAGCGCTACCCGCTGCTTTTTGTGCGTCAGCTTGTTCTTGCTGTTGTTGGGTACGTTCTTGTTGGAGCGCAGCAATGTCACGGTCTTTAATGTGGTCAGCAATCAGTGCGGCACGGGTTTGAACTTCAGGGGTTTGTTCCTGTGAACGCAGGCTAGCCAGCTCTTTATGCAAGTCTGCATAGGAGGTGTTGGGGTCAACTTTAGCCAGTGGGTCTGTAGGTTTAATCTCAGGTGCAATGTCGCCCTCAGTCTTTTGGACTTCCTTGACATTTGGGTGCAAGAACTTAGCACCAGCACCAAAGGCAGCGCCAGAGATAGCCCCCGTTAGACCTGCACCGAGGACGCCTTGACCTATTGGGGTTTGATAACCTGCGCCTGTAAGTGCTTGATTTTGCAGTGCTTGTTGTTGGGCGCTTTGTGCGCCCATAGCAGTGGCTTCTTTTGCTGCAGACTTAGTGTAGGAATCAACCGCCTTTTCAGCAACTTCTTGACCCAGACGTTTACGGATAGCGGCATTTGCTGTTTGGGCAGCACCAGCTACCGCAGAACCAATACCTAAACCTGCTGCAGTTGCAATGCCCAGTGGGTGCTCAGAATACGACTGTTCTTTGTCCGCTTTAGCGCGGGCAACTTCTTCAGAATCCCCAGCAGCACGACTAGCGTTGTACACCGAGTCATAGATAGCGCCTTTAGCACTACCTGCACCCATAGCAGCGCCAATACCAGTCAAAGCAGCACGAGCGGCTAAAGATTGGCCACCACCAAAAATAAATGGAGCCACAGCACCGCCTAAACCGGCCAGAGTTTCCAGTGGGGCTTCTTTAACCGCCCCAAGATATGCACTAGCCATCTTGCCATAGTCACCGGACTTATTGGCTTCTTCTTCGATTTGTCGGCGGCGGGCAATTTCAGCTTTACGTTCTGGGGTCTTGGCCTCTTCCAGATATTGTTCAGCTTCGCCTAGCTTGCGGGAAACGTAGTTATTTGCGCCAAAAACATCCGTTAAGCTTTTAGCCGCCCCAGTAAACCCAGAAAGTGCGGCAAGACCTAAGTTGGGCGCAGAGAACCCTGCGGGGGTTTGGGCTTTAACGGGGGCATCTTCCCACCCACCAGAAGATTTTGAGGGGGCGTCTTCCCAGTTAGCCATAGTTATCCCTTAAGTTTACGCTGTAGTACCCCAGTCTCTGGGTTTATACGGTAATCATACTTGTTTGGTTCATAAGCGCCAAATGCAGATTGGGCTTGTGTAGAAAAATCTTTGGGGGCAGCTTCACCCATAGCACCGGTTTTTAGCCCCTGCAAAATACGTGGGTACATGCTTGCAGCAACTTCTTCTGCGGACATGCCTTTGTACTTAGTCATATTCATTGGGTCAGCTAATGCTTTAGTGGCTGCGCCCATAGCCAAAGACATAGCTTGTTTAGAGAACCCAGCTTCACGATCAGCTTCTTTTTGGTCCATGCGTTGTTGCATGGCATCTGCATGCTGCTGTTGTTGGTTCTGTGCAAGTTGCTTACGCATGGCAAGACTTTCTGCAGCATTTTCCCTGCGGGTTTGGTTAGTCTCCCAATTCGTTGCAAGGTGGCCGAGCCCGCTGATGTACGTGTTATCACGGCTTGCATTAATTTCTTGAGCCTTAGCTTTAGCGTCTTGATAGCCTTTAAAGTCACCACGAGCAAGTGCAACTTGTGCGTCATCCAGAGCTTGTTTGACAGCCTGCTGCTTCATCATGTTAGTCAGGTTTTGCTGCTGGTAGGCTTCTTCGGCGGCACGTTGTTGGTCAACGCGGTTTTGTCCTGCTATTGCAGAGTTAGCCAGTGCATCGCTTGCACGACCACCACGCATATTGGCTAAGGTATACCAAACATTTTCCAAACCTTGGGCTTGGTTAGCGCGTTCGTGTGCGGCATTAGCTGCCTCACGTGCTGCGTCCATCTTAGCTAATTCTTTTTTATGGTCTTCGTAAGCTTGCTTGGGGTCTATGCCGTAAACGGAATAAGACTTTTTAAGGGCTTCTTGGTACTCATCTTGTGTAGGTACAGGCAACTTATTTTTTTGGATTTCATCCAAAGCCGCAATTTCTTTTGCGGAATATGGGTTAACCGGCGGTTGCGCCCCGGGTTGAGAAGCTACAGGAGCCCCGACAGGGGGACGTGCTTGTGGAGCAGGTTGAGCTCCGGGTTGAGCTCCGGGTTGAGCTCCGGGTTGAGCGCCGGGTTGGGGCGTGGGTTGAGCGCCGGGAGCAATAGCTCCTAAGCCTAATTGAGCTGCATTAGGCCCACCTTGAACACCACGGCCTGCGCCTGCACCAGTTG